TGGGATTCTCGGCTACTGAAGTTGGATACCTCGTTACCGGGCTAGAAACCTGGTTAGACAGCACGGCCGTGGGAAAGTTGTTCGGGCTCGAGTCGTAAGACTCTTGTCCAACATAGGAGATTTAAATCTCCTTTTAACTTCTCCACGACACAACGTGTGTTACAGGTTAGTGTTGATTTTATTTTCAACACAAATAGGTAGACCAAGCGTGGCTTGAAGCTCTGCTTCCATATAGGAGGTTAGCTTGAAAAGCAACGCAAGTAGCTATCTAGAGTTGATGGAAGTCGTCTATAGAGACGCTACCATCAAGTGTACCGCTGCAGTCTCTGATTTACGTGACCTTGATACTATAAGGTCACGGGTCGAAGATGAAGGTCTATCGTTTCTGACGATAACCCTTCCCCAATATTGCCGAGACTTTGAAAGGTCTCTAGCTTTAGGGCGTATTGACCCAACACTCTTCAGAAATTTCAAGAAGAGTGGAGCAATCCCTGCGTTTTTGCAAGGTATGCTCGGTCAGATCTTCGATCATGAGACAGGAAGGATATTCGATGAAGAACACCCTCCTACTACTGAGCGTCAAAGCTCAGCATATCGAGTGGTTTCAAGCGATATTTCTACTGTTGTTGAGTCTGTACGGCAGATTTGCCGAACATTCTCGAAACTGGAGATCGACTGTACCCCTGAAAGGGTGGCAGCCGCGCTTGAAAGCTTTGTTGAAATTGAGCAAGCCTTCGAACGGTTTTCAATCCCAGATCAGGAACAAGCCAAGTTTTTGGCTGTTTCTGATGTGCTCTGGCATAATTTGGTTGGCTCTTGTGAGCTTGCCGAATGTACCTCTAAGCACGGTCCGGGAGCTACTGCAGAACGTATTTCTGGAAATCAAAAGTACGTTTGGCGTAGGTGGCACGATAGGCTCGAGCCTTATTTCCATCTGGTCGGTGATGGTTATCCTGAGGGATTACCAGCCGAAGCGGATGTGCTCGAAATGTGCACTGTCATACCACAGGACAAGGAACAGCCCGTTAGGGTCGTCCCAGTCCCGAAAACGTTGAAGGCGCCCCGAATAATCGCAATAGAGCCTTGCTGTCAACAATTTGTGCAGCAAGGGATTCGCGACTTACTCTATGGTAAGATCGAGTCCTATTGGTTAACAGCGGGTCACATTAATTTTCGTGACCAGTCAGTTAATCAGAAGCTCGCGGTTAGTTCGTCCAGAACAGGTCAATTAGC